AATAGGAGATTTACAGGCGACTATAACAAAAATTGGGGAAACTACAGGATTAAGACCTGAAATGATTTTAATGGATCCTGTGGCTGCAAAATTATTTGTAGAAAATGAAAAAATTCAGAAATTACTGGATATTAGAAATTATCATGCAGGAGAAATCAATCCTAGAGAAATTGCAGGTGGAGCAATCTATATAGGAACTTTAGCACCGTTTGGGCTTCCAATTTATTCTTACCAGTCGCAACATTCTGTATTGAATGCTGATGGAAAAACTTATTCAACAAAAAATATTATTCCTGAAGGTAAAGTGTTATTAGCACCAAGCAATAATACAATTATTTACGGTCCTGCGGCAGATGTGAAACAAGGAATTATTGTGGCAGAGCGTTCAGTATTTACTGATGAAGATTCAAAATCTAACACTGTAGAAATCAGAACTGAATCAAGACCACTTCCTGTGGTTTATGATATTGAAGCTATAAAAATACTGAAGGTTAAATAGGAGGTTGTAATGAGATATAGAGCGTTGAAGCCTCTAATTTATAGCGGGGTTAGTTATGAAACAGGGGTAGAAGTGAATATTTTGGAAAAATCAGTTGTAAAAAGCTGTCTTGAAAGAGAATTGATTGAAGAAATAAAGGATACTGCTGAAAAAGTAGTATCTAAAACTTCAGTTGATGAAGATAATCAAGATATAGAAAAAGATGATAAAGAAGATAGAAAGAATAAAAATAAATAGGTGATAATCTATGAATTTTAAAGAAATGGTTGCCAATGATATTGAAAATGTATTTTTGAATATTGATGAATTTGGTACAGCGCATACTTTTAATGGACGTGAAATTAAATGTGTGATTGATGAGGAAAAATTTCAGAATAAACAGAAAAATGGGCTTATTACACAGGAAGAGGGAACTTTTCAGGAAGGATTTACGGTCTTTGTTGGAGAAAAGGACTTGAGAATTAAGCCGCATCCAGGGGAAATGATGACATTGGATGGAAAAACTTATGAAGTTATGCTAAGTAAATTTGATATGGGGATACACGAGATAGATTTGGCGAAATATGAGGAGGTCTAAATGTTTGATATAAAATTTGACCCTGGACAATTAGAACAGATTCAGGAAACTTTAAAAGAAGCTCCAAAAAAATTACCTAAAGCAGTGGCTTTTGCAATTAATAGAAGTTTAGAAATGACAAGAACTGAACAGGTAAGACAAGCTATGGCGAAGTACACTATAAAAAGAGGTGATTTGTTAGCAGATTTAAAGATAATAAAAGCAAATAGTAACACTTTATACGGAAGAATAGAAAGCAAAGGAAGTGTTATAGGATTAGATCATTTTAAATTAGATCCCAAAATTAGAAATAATAAAAGGGTAAAAGCAGGAGTAAAAAATCAAAGAATGAAACATATTCCTAATGCTTTTATAGCTTATCATGATGGTAGATTGGGAGCATTTGTCAGAACGAGTGAAGCAAGTTTGCCAATCAAACGTTTAAAAGGACCATCTGCTCCACAAATGCTTGGGGAAGTAACAATATTAGAATATTTACAGGGATTTATGGAAGAGAAGTTTAATATAAGAATAGATCACGAACTTGGAAGGATATTGGAATAATGATTCATACAGAAAAAAAGATTTACGAGTTTCTTAAAAAGATAATGGAAGAAAAAGGATTTAATGTTTATAGAGGTTTCTTACCTTCAAACAGTTTTGAAAATAGAGAAAACGGAAAAAAGACAAACGATTATTTTCCATTTGTAATTTTAAGGGCATTAGAGTTTAGACAGGATAGAGCTGGAGTTGGATATTATAACGCTTTTTCTGATTTTGAAATTTGGGTTGGGACGAAAGAGGAAAAAGAAGAGGATTATCTGAAAAATTTAGAAATGGCTAGATATATAGCCGGAAAACTTCTTGAAGAAACAACAAGGGTTAAAAATAATATCGGGAATGCAGAGTTTGTATTGGAACAGAATAAAGAAATCAAGGTTGCTTTTTATAGCGATCAGGCTAATCCATATTTTTATTCTAGGCTAAAATTTACAGCTTATGCAGAGCCTATTGTGTCGGAATATACAAATTTATAGGAGGAAAAATGGAAACAGAAACAAGATATGTTTATATAGGCAAGAATATTGATTTGCCTGATGTGAGACTTAACAAGAGCGGGATATATTTTGGAGAAAAAATTGAAGAAATAAGAAAAAAATATCCTTTGCTTGAAAAATTGCTTATTAAAGTAGATGATTTACCTTTTGTAGAAAAGAACGAAATCTTGCTTGAGCAACTAACAGATGAACTTTTAGAAAGTGTGAAAGGAGAAAATGATGGCGTATAAACATGGAACGTATCAAACAGAGGCGGCAAGTGATATAAATTTGCCTGTTACGCTCGATTATGGGCATTTTATCGTGGGAATGGCACCGATTCATAAGGTTAAAAAAGGAAAAAGGAAAACTAATGAAGTTGTGAGAATTGGAACGTTAAGAGAAGCTATTGAATACTTTGGAGATACTTATGATTTAGACTTCAGTATTTCTCAGGCAGTAAAAGTATTTTTTGAGCTTTATGCAGTAGCACCTTTGTTTGTTGTAAATATCTTAGATTTGGATAAACACAAGTCTGATAACAAAAAAACAGTACAAGGACTGGAAATGAAAAGCGGGAAAGTGCTTGTGAAAAACCACAAAATTATAACAGACACTCTTGTTATAAAAGATAATTCGACAAGTTCTGAAATATCGGATGCAAGATATTTATGGACAGACGAAGGACTGGAAATTTATGCAACTGCACCAAATAATAATAAAATTGATATTGAATATTATGAAGTGGATTTGACAAAAGTGAGAAAAGAAGAAGCGATTGGTGGATATAACATTAATACAATGCAAAGAACAGGGCTTGACTTGGTTGATGAAGTGTATTTGAAATTTTCAGAACTTCCAGCGTTTCTTGATGTTCCAGATTTTTCAAATGATAGTGCGGTAGCGGCTGTAATGGCAACAAAGGCTAAAAATATAAATTCAGGAATGTTTGAGACAGTAGCTTTAATAAATGCACCTGCAGATAAAAGATATGATGAAATCGTATCTTGGAAAGATAGCAAAAATATAGTAGGAGAAGATCAGATAATTTTATATGGCTATCCAAAACTTTCAGGAAACGTGTATTTTCATTCTATACACTATGCAGCATTATCATTAAAAGTGGATTCGGAAAATGACAATGTTCCATCACAAACTCCGTCAAATTATGCTTATAAAATTGATGGTCTGGCATACAAAAATTCAAATGGAAATTTTGAAGAAATAATGCTGGATAAGGAACAGCAAGCGAACTTTTTGAATAAGAACGGAGCTGTAACAGCAATAAACTTCAAAGGATGGCGTTGCTGGGGAAGTGAAACAGCTAAGAATCCACTAGCGACAGATCCGAAAGACAAGTTTGCTTATACTCGTAGAATGTTTAAATATATAGGAAATGAGCTAGTAATCAGCTATTTCAACAGTGTAGACAAGAGATTTACACTTAAATTAGCCGAAACTATCACAAAATCTATGAACATAAGATTAAATGGACTTGTTGCAGCTAATCATTTTCTTGCTGCGGAAGCTGAATTATCGGCAGAAGATAACAATTTAGTAAATGTGACGAATGGAGATGTTACTTGGATTATAAAACTTGGTGTAGCTCCAGGATTAAAATCTATGACATTTAAGAAAAAATATGATGTGGACGCTTTACAGGCGTTTGCAAACAATTTAGCAAGTTAGGAGGTTAAAAATGGGGAAAGCGAATATACCTGCGGCATTAAATGATGTCGAAGTGTTTATCAATGGAGATAATAAACTTATCGGAATAGGTGAAGTAGAATTACCTAACCTGGAGACCGCAAGCGTGAGTTTAAATCAAATAGGAATGGTATCAGAGTACGAGGCTGCTTTAACTGGACATTATAAGAAAATAGAAGCAAAAATAAAAATGGAATGTATTGATGAAACTCTTTTGAATTTTAATAATCAGGGAGAGCTTATGGTGGAATGTAAAGGTGTAATCCAAAAAATGAACAGGATAACACATGCACCAACTTATATAGGAATAGATGCAACTTTCAAAGGAATGATAAAAAAATTTGATGGACCGAAATTAAAACCAGGAAACAAACTTGAGGCATCATTTGACATGTCATTGAGTTATTATAAATTAACGATAGATGGAAAAGAAGTGGCACTTATTGATGTATTTAACAGAATTAGTAATGTAAATGGAGAAACTAATAGCAGAATCAGAAGGCTGTTAGGATTAATGTAAAATTTAGGAGGATAAGAAATGGCAGAAGTAATTAGATTAAAAAGAGAGTATAAATTTGGAGCCAAAAATGTTAAGGAAATAGTGCTGGACTTAGAAGAGCTGGCAGGGCAAGACTTAGTATTTGCGGAAAAAGAATATAAGGCAAGAAATAAAGGGGCGGCAGTAAAAGAACTGGAAGATGGCTGGGCTTTAACGGTAGCTTCTAAAGCCAGCGGAATCAAATACGGTGATTTGCTTAAACTTAAAGGAACTGACTACATAAAAGTTCTGAATAAAACTAAGGGTTTTTTGAACACAGGCTTGGGTTCGACAGACGATATGGAGAATTTCGTGATAGAGGAAACGGAAGCACAAGAGGAAGAAACAGTGAAAGAAGACCAGAAATAATACAACTTCTTGATATAGTAACTGATATTCTTGAAGCACTCAACTTTTCAAACGAATATAAAAGCAGTTTAAATATGAGCTATGAGACGCTTATGTCTTGTAGCCTGTATGAACTGGAATATTGGCAGACAAGAGCGGAGGAACTGATGCAGGAAGCAGAAATGAGATACGAAGAAAATAACGAATAAAAACAACTGGAAAGGAGGAATTTTATGGCTAAAAATATGGAGCTTAACATAGTCATGAGTGCGGCAGTTGCAAGTGCATTAACTGGAATGGCACAGGTTGCGAATG